GTCTCAGGCGGCGAAACCATAGACACCCATGACGGTGACGCATGGCGCAGGTATCGCAAGAAACTTGAGCGCATTGTCAACATGCAAGACGCATTAGAGGCGGTGCAAGAAGCGCCACAAGAAGCAATTGAGGCAATTCAAGATGCTGACGTAAAGCCTAAAGTAAGGGCAAAAATTGCATCATTGGATTACCAAAAGGTTATAAACGACCGCAAATTACAGGAATTCATTGCGCGGCAGTTGCTAATTGTTGTAGAATTGCAACGCATCGCGCAAGAGGATGACGACCTATTAACCTTCATGATGATGGACTAAATGAGTAAAGGCAGCAACCGACGACCCGAGGACAAAGCCGCATTCGATGACGGCTATGACAAGATTTTCAGCGGCAAAGTGCAGCGCGGCAAATTCATTTGGGACAAGGAAAAAGGCGATTTTGTGCCTGCTGATGAGTACGTTAGGCCAGAAAGCGCAGCGCCCTATGTTCTTGGCGACATTCAGCCTTACAAATCAATGCAAACCGGCGAGATGATCGGGGGGCGCAGGCAGCACAGAGAACACCTTAAACAGCATCGATTGATCGAGATCGGCAACGAGGTCAAAGCGCATTTAGCCCCTAAAGCAAAACCCGATACAGGCATTCGTCGGGACATTATCGAAGCCTACAAACGACACACAAACTAGGAAAACCCTATGTCAGACCTCCGCACAGCCCTGTCAGAAGCTTTTGAAAAACATAGCGAAGATACCCCAGAGCCTACGTTAACGGCAAAAGAGCCCGAAGTCTCTACGGATAAACCCGAAGTGACGCCAGAGCCAAAGGCTGATAAGCCACGCGACGAGGCCGGGAAGTTCGCCAAAACTGAGCAAAAAGAGCCTGATGACGCTGCACCCTCCAGCACAGAACCTGCACCACGAAAAGCGCCCTCTAGTTGGAAACCTGACGCACAGACCGCTTGGCTAAAGGCTGACCGGGGTGAAGCACTGACACCCGCAGAGGTCAAACTATTGGCGCTTGAAGCAGAGCGCAGGGAGAGCGATTTTCATAAGGGTGTGAGCGAATTTAAGACGCACAGCGAACGCGCAAGGCAATACGACAGCATCGTAGCCCCATACCAGGCTACTTTGAAACAGCTTGGCATTGATGCGCCCACGGCTATTTCAAAGCTCTTACAGGCCGATTACACGCTGCGCACAAGCGACCCGACAACCAAGGCCGCATACATTCGCCAACTAGCCACGCAATACGGGGTTGACCTTGAGCAATCGCCACAGGTTGACCCATACACACAGCAATTGCTAATGGAAAACCAACGCTTGCAACAAGAGCGTATGTTGTGGCAAAATAACAACCAAATCCAAGAGACTGAGCAAGTGGGGCATACCCTCGCTGAGTTTGGCTCAAATAAGCCACATTTCGATGCTGTACGCAACGACATGGCCGACCTGCTAGAAGCAGGGCAAGCCAAGACGTTAGACGAGGCATACGAAAAGGCTGCCTGGTTAAATCCAGATGTCAGGAAATCCCTGATTGAAAACGAACGTGCAGAGGCTCTAAGGAAAGTAGAGGCCGACCGACAAGCACAGCGCGCAAAATCTGCGGCTGTAAGTGTCAAAGGTTCAGCCCCAACGTCTGTAGGCTCTCAGCCGCTAAAAGGTTCGCTGCGAGACATCATAGCGAGCCAAGTCTATCGATCATGAAAGGGTAAATCATGGCTACTTTTCCAAACGTGAGCGACATTATCGCCACGACCATCGAATCACGAACCGGCTCGCTTGCCGATAACGTGACTAAGCAAACAGCACTTCTTGATAAGTTGCGCAAACGTGGGAACGTGAAAACGTTTTCCGGTGGCCGCATCATCACTCAAGAATTGATGTATAACGACCCGGCAACAATCAACGCTGGTGCTTATTCAGGCTATGACGTGATCGACATCACGCCAAATAGCCCTGTCACATATGCGCAATTTGACATCAAGCAGTACTCTTCTGCTGTCACTATCGCGGGTCTTGAAGAGTTGCAAAACGCTGGCGAAGAGCAATTTATTGACCTGCTTGAAGGCCGCATGCAAGTGGCAGAAGCGCAGTTGCTTAATCTGATTGCTGCTGACTGCTATGGCGATGGTACGGGTTCTGGCGGCAAAGCAATTACCGGCTTGGCTGCCGCAATTTCTTCCACTCCAACGTCCGGCACTTACGGCGGCATTAACCGCTCTACGTGGTCTTTCTGGCGCAATGTGGCTTTTGATGCAACCACCGATGGCGGCGCTGCTGCTACTTCGGCAAACATCCAAAGCTACATGAACCGTGTTGCCGTTCAACTGGTTCGCGGATCTGACAAGCCCGATATGATCGTTGCTGACAACAACTACTACCGCCTGTTCCTCGAATCGCTGCAAGCAATTCAGCGCATTACGAGCGAGTCCGATGCCGCTAGCGGCTTTACTTCCATTGCTTACAACGGCGCTGGCTTGAACTGCCCTGTGTATCTCGATGGTGGTATCGGCGGCTCTGCTCCGACAAACCGCATGTACTTCATCAACACGAAGTATTTGTTCTTCCGTCCGCACGCTGCTCGCAACTTCACCGCAATCGGTGGTGAGCGTCAATCTGTCAACCAAGACGCAACCGTGAAACTGATGGGCTGGGCTGGCAACATGACTTGCTCTGGCGCTCAGTTCAACGGCGTGTTGTTGGATTAATCATTGAAAGGAAAATGAAGCATGGCACTTCCATCAACTAGCACCCCCAAACTTGGGGCTGACCTCAATACCATTTCTCTTGCTGCCGACCTTGCTGCTGGTAAAGTCGCTGATGCCCGATTGGGTGATCAGGCGTGGGGCACAAATGGCCGACGCTACGTGTACGCGCAGGCTTCGATTGCAATTCCAGCGTCGAACGCTTTTTGCACGATGCTACCGCAACGGCTGGCGCTTACACCTCGCCAGCAACGGCGATGGCTGTGGGTGATCGTGGTTGGTTCAGCATCGCTAGCGTGTAAACTCAGAGGGGGATTGCTCCCCCTCTTTTCTTTAACTTTTGAAAGCCCTAAATGGAAAACCCTACCGGCGTATTTGTCACTTTTTACACTGATGCTGTTGAACTCTCTTACGAGAGCGAAAAGCAAGGACGACCAATCTTTAAGGATGTTCCGTTCATTCGGAAAATGATTCCCGGAGATGCAAACAATATCGTAGAGCGTGCGGCGAAAGAATCTGACTTTAAGAGTTATCCGCGCCAATGGGCTGAATATCAAGCCACACAAAAGACTGGCGATGTAGTCGGCACTCCCCTAGAGGAGTGGCCGCAAATCACCCGCGCACAGATCAAAGAACTGAAATACGTAGAGTGCCACACTGTAGAGCAACTTGCATCTATGGCTGATGGTAACGCTATGAAAATGGGTGCTGGCTTCCACACTTTAAGAAATAGCGCGCAAAAATGGCTTGATGCTGCGGGCGTTTCCAAAGCTGATGAGGAAAAAGAAGCGCTTCGCAAGCAAGTGGCCGAACTGTCTGAAACTGTCGCTGAAATCAAGCGCAGCCCCGGACGGCCTAAGAAAGACGAATAATGACTTTACTCCAACTGATTCAACAAGTGTGCGCAGAGCTTGCGCTAGGCCAACCGGCTGTAGTGGTTGGCTCTCAGGACAAGCAAGTGCAACAAATGCAAGCCTTGTTGAATCGGTTGGGTATTGACATCGTGCGCCAGTTTGAATGGCAACGCCTGCAAGCTGAATATCTGATTACAACCGTAGCCACGACAGTGAGCGGGACAACGGTTAACGGCTCAAACACCATCACAGTCGCAGACACTACCGGGCTTTCTACTCAGTTCGGAGTATCTGGTGCAGGTATTCAGCCATTTGCACAAATATCCTCGGTAAGCTCTCCTACTACCGTTTTAATGAACATGCCTGCAACGGCTGGCGCAACGGTAGATATTACGTTTTCGCAGAACGCCTACAATTTGCCCGCTGATTGGGATAGACAAATCCCGCAGACTGAATGGGATAGAACAAACCGCTGGCCGCTTATGGGGCCGGAGTCCTCGCAAGATTGGCAATCTTTCCGCTCAGGCATTGTTTATTCAGGCCCACGTCAAAGATTCCGCATTGCCAATAATGCTGTAAACATTGTTCCAAGCCCTCCGAATGGGTTGTTGTTTGCATATGAATACGTTTCGGCTAATTGGATTATTGGGCAGGACGGTACGCGCAAAGCATCGTTTACCGCTGACACAGATTCGCCAATATTTGATGATTCCCTGCTGATTACCGGGCTTAAATCTCAGTGGAAGGCCGCTAAAGGCTTAGATGGCACGTTTGATCTGTCAGAGTTTAGAACGCTGCTCGAAACCCTTAAGGGGCAAGATAAGAGCGCTCCAGTGCTTTCAATGTCCCCAGTGTTCCCATCGGGGCTACTCACGCTAAACAACGTGCCTGACGGTTCGTGGGCTGGTTAATGGTTACACCTAAATTCAAAACCCTCTCCGTTCCCGCCCCTATCGGCGGGCTGAATGACCGCGACTCTATCGCAGCCATGAAGCCTACAGATGCGGTAGTCTTAGATAATTGGTGGTGCTATCCATCCTATTTAGCAATCCGCAGCGGGACAGTTGACCACGTTACCGGCTTCGCTTCGCCGGTGGAAACGCTGGTAGAGTATTTGCCTGAATCTGGTACATCTACGTTATTCGCCGCTGCTGGCACTTCGATATTCAACGTGACCACTGCGGGCGCTGTCGGCGCGGCTGTTCAAACTGGATTGGCTAACGCTCGCTGGCAAGAGGCAAATATCACCACTCCGGGCGGTTCGTTCCTTTACCTCGTGAACGGCGCAGATTCGCCTAGACTGTGGAATGGCACGACTTGGACAGCAGTAACGGGAGCATCCTCTCCCGCAATCGCGGGTGTTACAACGACTGATCTTGTTCACGCATGCGTATTTAAAAATCGCCTATTCTTTGTCGTTAAAAACAGCCTGGAGCTGGCCTACTTGCCTACTCTCTCAGTAGGCGGCGCGGCGGCTTTTCTTGATCTTGGTTCGGTTTTCCGTTTAGGCGGCTCGATTAACGCGGCCTACACATGGACGATTGACGCGGGCGATGGCGCAGACGATCATTTAGTGGTGATCTCTACAAACGGAGAAATTGCCGTGTACTCAGGTACAGACCCTAGCAGCGCAGCAACGTGGCGGCTTGTTGGGGTGTTTACAATGGGTAGGCCTCTAGGGCGGCGCTGTGCTATCAAATACGGCGGCGATCTTGCTATCAACACGATGGAAGGCGTTTACCCGCTCGGTAAAGGGCTTCTAAGCGCAAGCGTTGATCGTCGTATCGCAATCACCGACAAAATCCAGAACTCAGTAAGCCAAGCGGCAAATACTCAAGCATCGACGTTTGGATGGCAGCTATGCCTCTATCCTGACCAAAACATGCTGATTTTGAATGTGCCTCAATCCGTAGGCAGTAACTACCAATTCGCACAAAACACGATTACGGGCGCATGGGCAAAGTTCAGCGGCTGGGACGCTAACGTATGGCTTAACGCTTCGACTGGTCTTTACTACGGCGATGGCACAAAAATCTATAAGGCTTGGACGGGTAACTTAGATGTATCCACTCCGATTCAGGCTGATGTATTGCCTGCCTTCGTGAATTTTGGCTCTCAGACTTTTAACAAATACATCACGATGGTTCGCCCATATTTGGCAACATCTGGCACGCCTTCTATTCTCTACGGGCTAAACACCGATTATTTCCCCGCAGACGTAAGTGGCGCTTTGAGCTATACGCCACCATCTGGGATGGTTTGGGGCACGATGGTATGGGGGTCAATGTTTTGGGGCGCTGGACTTACGAATATTACAGGGTGGAACACGGTGGGCGATGTAGCTAACTCAGCGGCGCTCAGAATGAAGGCGCAGGGTAATGGCGCATCCTTGCAGTTTTCGTCAGTGGACTACGTTTATCAACCGGGCAGAGGAGTGCTTTGATGGATAAAGAAAAAATTTTATCTTTTTGCAGCAACAACGAAGATGCGGTAAGGCTTATTTTTGAGCTGCATCATTTTTTTTGTATTTGGGATGATGTCATTGACCAAGATAAAAAGTTATCGGATAATGAGTTAAATCAAGCGTTTATATGGGCGCTTTTTGGCATGGAGTGCAATCCGTTTTATGCCGCTAATAAAGAGATAATCAAGGCGGCTATGCTTAATTGCATTTCTTTATGGCTGGTTGCCAACAAATTTGAATCAACAAAAAAAGAAGAGCTATTGCATCAATCATTTGTAATGCGTTGCTCTCCTTACAATTTGTATGCAACCATTGTTTTATTGACTGGTGGTATTTCAAACCAGACTAAAGCAATAGAGTATTTTTATTCACTCAATAAAGATGACTCTTTGGCTTTGTATCTTAATGAACATAAAGGAGTTTAATTATGGGATGGCTTTCTAGTCCGCGCCCGCCGCCGCCGCCTGACTATGCAGCAGCAGCAAGAGAAACTGCCGCAGGCGATATTAGATCTGCCCGGTTTGCAACGAATGCAAATCGCGTCAACCAAAACACCCCTTATGGCTCACTGAGCTATCAGTACACGCCTCAATATGATGCTGAAGGCAATGAAACGGGCGCAGGTTGGACGCAAAACCAAACACTGACACCGCAGGCGCAGCAAACGCTTGATAAGCAAATGGCGCTGTCTAATCAATACGCGGATGTAGCGGGGATTGGCTTTGAAAAAGCCCGCGCAAGCCTTGAAGACCCAACACTTGACATGTCTCAAGTGCCAAAACGTGCAATTGATGTAGGACAAACCGCACAGCAGGCAATTATGTCGCGGCTCAATCCGCAGATGCAGCAGCGAGAGGAGCAGCTACGCGCACAGATGGCGAATCAGGGCATTGGACTGGGCTCTACCGCTTACGGGCGGGAAATGGCAAATTACAACCAAGGGCGCAACGATCTTGAAATGCAGGCCGCATTGCAGGGCATTGGTCTTGACCAACAAAACCGCTCGGCTGCGCTACAAGAACAAGCCTACATCCAAGACAGGCCACTTAACCTTGTAAACGCACTACGCTCGGGCGCTCAGGTTCAAAGCCCGCAATTCCAGCAATTTGCACAGCAAGCCACAACCGGAGGCCCGAATATGTTGGGCGCGGCCAATGCTCAATACGGCGCTCAGATGAACGCATACAACGCAGATCAAGCCCAGCGAGGGGGCTTAATGAAGGGGCTATTTGGATTGGCTACAGCTCCGTTAGGCGGTACGGCCATCGGCGGTATGTTTGGGATGTAATAACATGAACGATTACGAACTCCAAGAACTGATGACCCGCAGACAACGGGCGCAAGGGCTGCGGCAAACTGAAACCCCCGAAGGGCGAATGGTTGGTAATATATACGTTAACGCGAACCCTTTGGAATACCTAGCCGCAGGGCTGCGCAGAAAAGCAGGCACAGCACAAGACGAAGCTATCGGCGGCGAGATTAACAAATTGCGCACTAAACGCGAAGGCATGGACGCTGACGCAATGGCTAAGTTTGCATCTGCTTTGCGTGGTGAACCTGCGCGAGATATTCAGCCTCTTACGCCAAATGATGATGATGGCAACCCCATGCAGGTAGTGAGAAAAGAAGCTGTAGCGCCTGATGCAATGGCTGGCTATGGTGCATTGATGGGCGCACACAACCCGCAATTGCGACAAGCTGGCATGCAAGGCATGGTAACGAATCAGCAAGAGGCGGCAAAGAGGGCGCAGGCTGATGCGCTTACGACTAAATACGGGCAGATTCTCAGCAGCGGCATTGCGCCACAACAAGCGATTGCAATGGGTGTTCCTTCTGAGTTTGTAAAGTCCTATATGGAAGCCCCTAACCTTGGCCGCGCAAAAGTGCAATTCAAAGACGTAGGCGGGCAGCTTATCCCGGTTACGGAGTACGGAGATACGCCACAAGGCGTTAACGCAATGCCGAAAACTGGCAACCCGTTTAGCGATATGCTTATCCGTGATGCTAGTGGAAACATCGTGCCAAATGCTCCGCTTGTCGGGGCTAAAAGCAATGTTGCTAGGGCTGGCGCAACAATCGTAGATGCTCGTAACTTCAATACACAAGAAAGCGAACAATCCAAAGCATATGGGAAACAGCTTGGAGAAATGCGAGGGTCTATTAACCAAGCTGGCTTTGATGCGCCGGGTAAACTTGCCAGGCTTGACCGCATGGATCAACTTTTACAGGGCATTGATGGCGGCGCTGCCGCTCCTGCTTTGGCTGATGTTGCATCTTTTGCTCAATCAATGGGAATTAAAATTGATCCAAAACTAGGTAACAAACAAGCTGCTGAGGCTCTTGCTAGAGAAATGGCCGGCACGTTGCGTCAGCCAGGCACAGGCCCAATGACAGATAAAGACTTTGAAAACTTCTTAAAACAAGTGCCAAGCCTATCAAAGACCGCAGAAGGACGCGCAGAAATCACAAAAACGCTACGCGCAGCCATTCAAAGAGATATGACCGCATCAAAGTTTGCAAGAAATTACGCCGCTCAAAACAAAGGTGTAATTGACGATGCATTCTTTGATTCAATGGCTGATTTTTACGCAAAAAATCCAGTTGTTACTCCTAAGATGCCAGCGGCAAATTCTCGCGGGCAATTATTCCAAAACGCTGACGCAATCCTGAATAGGAAATAATCATGAGTGCTGAAAAATACGCGCAATGGATTGTTGAAAATCAGGATAAAAAAGGTACTCCAGACTTTGAAACCGTAGCGCAAGCGTATCGCGCTGCTCGCGGTGGCGAGGAAACCGCTAATCAGCCAACATTGCGGCAAAAGGTTATATCATCTGCCCCGGCTAGGGCATTACAAGGCGCACGCGACCCTATTGATGCTGCGGCTCAATTGTTGCCGCGTGGACTAGAGTTTCTTTCGTCTGCTGGAGGTCTTGCTCCTAACCCTGTTTCTGAGTTTTTTGGCTCCGAAGCTGGTCGGGTTGATAAAGGCATTGAAAAATATGACAGAGAGTTAGAGCAAGCAAGGAAAGCCACAGGGCAAGAAGGCTTTGATTTTGCCCGTTTTGGCGGTAACGTAATCAGCCACGCAAACCTTGCTATTGCAGCAAAATTGCCAGTAGCCGCAACAACCGGCGCAAGGGTGATGCAAGGCGCTGCTCTTGGTGGCGTAGGTGGTCTTTTATCTCCAGTAAATACGGAGCAAAACCCTGATTTTATGGCTACAAAACTAGGGCAGACTGCACTTGGCGCGGCGGCTGGTGGTGTTGCTACGCCATTGCTAGGAAAAGTTGGTGATTATGCTGCGTCAAAATTTGCAGCAACTCAAAGGCCGACGCCAAACACGGTAAATAGAATTGTAGAAACCTATGCAAAAGATTTAGGTCTTGAGTGGCAAAATCTAAGCAGACTGCAAAAAGAAAAATTCCAAACAGAATTTTACGATCAGGCTGTAAAGTCCGTTCAAGCAAAGTACGGCGAGAATGCTGCCGCTGGTATGCGTGCGGCTGATTTTGATGCGCTTGGTATGCCTTACACGCTTGGGCAAGTGACACGCGATCCAGCGCAGTTTGCACTTGAAAGAAACTTGTCGCAGACTTCGCCGGAGTTAACGCAACGGCTTTCTGAGCAAGCTAGATTACTGCAAAACAAAGTTGGTAGTTTTTCTTTTGGCGCTCAGTCACAACAACAAGCCGGAGCCTCGATTGTTGATTCATTAAAAAAGATTGATGAATCAATGCAATCAAGCGTATCAAACGCATACAAGGCGGCGCGGCTTTCTGCCGGAAAAGATGTTGAAGTTCCTATGGGTGGACTTGCCAGCGACTTTGGGAACGTGCTAGAGCAATACAGCCAAAACGTGATTAACAGTTTGCCCGTTAAAGAGTTTCAAAAGTACGGCCTAATGAACGGCAAACAAACTAAACTGTTTACCGTTGAAGAAGCCGATAAATTGATAAAGGTCATCAATGCAAATCAAAGCAATGACCCGGCTGTGAACTCTGCTTTATCTGCTTTGCGTGGCGCGGTAAAGAAGGCTGTGACAGACGATGCAGGGGCTGCCGATGTGTTTGCGCCCGCTCGTAGCGCAGCGGCTCAAAGATTTAAGCTCCAAGAGGCTATACCATCGCTTGCCGCATCTGCTGATAATGCTGTCAATCCAGATACGTTTGTGGACAATTTTATTGTTAGCAAATCCGCAAATACAAACCAAGTAAAAGCGCTTGCGGCATTGCTTCGCAAAGAATCTCCAGAAGCATTGGATGAAGCAAAAAAACAAATCGGCGCATATTTGCAGCGCAAAGCGTTTGGCGAAAATCCTGCGGGCGATGCAAAGTTTAATCCGGCAAGCTATGCCAAGGCATTACGCGAAATGGGCGACGACAAATTATCTGCGTTCTTTAGCCCTAAAGAACTAAATTCATTGCAAAGGATTGGGCGAGTAGGGTCATTTATTGAAAGCATACCCGCTGGCAGGCAGCCTAATACTTCTGGGAATTGGGGTGCAATCAATAAAATATCGCAGCTTGTCCCCGGTGTTCCGGCTGTAGTTACGGCGGGCGGCGCTATGGCTGATATGGTTCGTAGAAAAGTAGGCGAGCAGTCAGCGCTTGCGGCGCAAATTCCGTCCAAGCCAACGCCCGAACAAATACGCTACTTGTCTCAGTTTCTCGCCGCTGGCGCTCTCGGAACGGGCTCTGCGCAAGGCCAAAAACTGAATCAGCCATGAGTAAAACAGCACGCCGATAACCATAGCAATGACCCGGTAAAAATCTTCCATACACACATTCTAAAGGAAAACCATTATGCGAAACGGAAGTGGTACGTACAGCGCACCTAGCGGTTCATTCAATCCCGCTACAAACGGCAACAGCGCCACGGCTGCTGATTGGAACACCCTATTGGCTGACCTTGTTGCAGCAATGACGCAATCAGTATCCGCAGATGGGCAAACGCCTATCACGGGTAATTTAAACATGAGCAATAACAAGCTAACGAGCTTGGGGGCTGGCTCAGCTACGGGGCAATCACTCGCTTGGCAACAACTATTTAGCCAGGGCACTGAATCAGACTTAGCCTCCGCAGGCACTACCGATATCGGCGCTCAAAATACTAACTTTTTGCGCATAACTGGTACAACCTCAATTACATCGTTTGGCACGAATTTCAACGGCCCGCGCTTTCTGCGCTTTGCTGATGTTTTGACGCTCACGCACAACGCGACAACGCTGATTTTGCCGGGTGGCTTGAACATCACTACGGCTGCGGGTGATTGCGCTATTGCAATTCCTATTTCTGGTGGGTGGTATGTTTTTTATCAGAGAAATACTTTACAAAACTACTTCACTGGCCTGACTTGCTCCACCCCCGGCGCTAGCTCTACTCTCAATATCGCATCCGGCCAATGCACAGACCCAACCAACTCTGTTTACATCACGCTCAATTCTGTGCTTGCGAAGACCACGGCAAACTTTGTGCAAGGCGCGGGCGGCGGCTTGACCACGGGAACTATTCAAAACTTTACCCGCTACTACGCCTATGCCATTCGCAGACCAGATACTGGCGCTTGTGATGTGGCTTATGATTTAAGCCCAACAGCTCCGAACTTCTCATCCGCCGCGCTTGTGCCATTCACGCAGCGTCGCCTACTGCCTCACATCCTTGTGACGAACGGCGCGGGACAATGGGGTTATGTGCTCAATCGCCAGCTTGACGGCTCTGTCACCAAGCCATTGCAAATAATTGATCTTGCTGGTGTAGGCTCGGTTGACCTCTATTTGCCGATGGATGATTTCGAGAAATTTGAAATTCTGCTGGAGGGCATGGTCGTCAATGAAAAGACTGAGATTTACTGGCGGCTGATCAACAACGCCACGGCTTATAGTGGCACAGGTGATTATATTGGGGTGTTTAGTTTAGCTTCTGGCGGCTTGCCCGATCCGTTCGTTCGAGGTGGTGTTCAACCAAACTCAACTTTTGGGTATGTTTGTGGAGAAGTAGCAAGCGGTCCTTTCGTGACTGCATCATCAGCCATGAGTATTCGCTCACCCAAAACGAGCATCGCTCGCTTCCAAATCACCTCCGAATCGCAATATACCAGCTGGCCGTTGGGCGCACTTGCGGCCTCGAAATACACAAGTGAGTATGCGGGGCTGGCCTCTACTGTTACCGCTGCGCGAACTGGGATTCGCATCTTTTTGCAAAGTGGCACATGGAATACTGGCAAATTGATTCTTACAGGACTTTCAAAATGACAAGACCAATCATTAAACTTTTTGACGGCACGACGCAAGAAATGTCAGATGCTGATTTTGCGCAATGGCAGGCCGATCAAGCGGCGGCTGTGCCTACTCGCGCTAAGTGGGAGGCGGCGGCTATAAAAAACAGTGACGAGCAGCTCAAAATTGCGATTGATGTAGTGAACGGCATGCTCGGAGAATATCTCTTCGGTAGCTCTGAGCACACGTCTTTGCTGACTGTGAAAAATGCTTTTTTGGTGCTGACGAAAACCACCAGCTTGGCTTCATCAACCGATGAGGCTAGCGCAAAACAAATTCTGTTGGCTGCTTATAACGCTTTAGTAGCGCCCTTGCCAACTGCGCTCAAAATCAGATATGCCACGGCAATTTCTCAGCTTCGCAGCGCGGGGGTGAAGATATGATTGCATCGCTACTTTTCATCGCTTTTTTCTTTCTGGCTTTTTGGCTGCTATATGTTTTTTACATCGCAGTCATGGCGCTGCGAGATCGGCGCAACGAGGGCACACTAAGCGCGGTTGATCAAGTGCTTGGCAATCTGACGCTGTTTACTGGCTTGTTGATTGATGTGATCGTCAATACATTGATGAGCTTGCCTCTCTTGGAGCTAGCGCGCTGGCATCGCGGCGAACTGCTCTTAACTCCACGCATGCGGCGTTTGGCTGCCTTGCCTGTTGAATCAGTAGGCTTGTCCAGATACCGCCGCAGGATGTGCCGCTGGCTGCTTGGGCAAATTGATCAGCACGATAAAACAGGTGGGCACGATGTTCCAGAAGAGGGTGGAAAATGATTGAAAACGAAATCGCTCAAAGGCTAGCCGCTGGCGCTACTGGATCAGGGCTTGCCGTATGGATGGCAAGAGTAACGGGGGTTGACCTCGTTGTCATGTTTCTGGGTGGCCTTGCAGCTTCTTGGTTTCTTGGTGAACCAGTGGCCGAATTTTTTAACTTGGTTAAGCACGAGTCAGCCGTTGGCTTTGCTGTGGGCTTTCTTGCAATCCTTGTTTTAAGAAAGCTCTACGAAACCATTCAAGCGATTGACGCAAAAGAAACGGGGACAAAACTGATAGACAAACTGCTCTCACTGTTTGGGGGTAAAAAATGAACCATGAAATTGTTTGCTGGATTATCTTGGCTAGCTCCACAATCACCGGGCTGGTAGCGGTCGCGGGCATGCTTTCCCCGAAGTTCAAAGATTCATTCCTGCAATGTATTTCACTTGCCGGGATAGCCTTTGGTGGGTTTGTCATCACGCTACAGATTTACATTCATGGCATGGTGCAAGCCTCAGGGATTGCGCTTGAATCTATAGCCTTCGCACTGTATAGTAT